CGTGAGGAATGCGCTTGTGAAGCGGAGGGTATTGCAAACTCAATTCATGGTTACGACAAGCACGGTTATGCAGAAGCCATACGAGCGAGGGGCGAACAATGACCCGCGATGACATCATCCGTATGGCGCATGAGGCGGAAATGATTATTGACCACGAATCAAATCCGTGGGGTCCGGTGATTACAGCAACTTGCGCTGACCTTGAACGCTTTGCCAAACTGGTCGCCGCTAAAGACACCGAACTACTACAGCAAATGCTTTGGCTCTGTAGCAAGGACGGCGGATGGACGTTGGAAGAAGCAGCAAACACGATTTGCGAGATTGAAAACATCCTACTGGCGCGGCTGGAGGGAAAGTGAAGAAGTATAGTTGCTATAACCGTCCGCCGTTACATGAAACACTTCAAGCGCAGGACGGGTGGACTGAGGATGGTAGGCGAAGTATGGTGGAGATTCCGTTCCGCTTATCTATGAAGTGTGAGTACTCAAAGGAGAGTAATGATGACAATTGTAGAGGATGCAAATGGGACCAAGGTGTGGGTGCAACTGGAGTGGGAACAGATTGATGCAATCGTAGTTAAGGAACTGAAGGACCACATCGAAATTACTGCACGAGATATTAACGTAGCGAAGAACGGGGACGGTTGGGTACACCCCGAAGATGCTGAACGAAACCTGCGACTACTCCCCGCTTTGCTTGTTGTGTATGAACAATGGGCAGGTGAGGAAGCAACAGAGAAGTTGAAGGAACAGGTGGGTTATGAAGATTAAACTGGTGCGGTACGATGAAAGCACAGACACCGCTGAACTAGATGTTGATGATGCGGGTCGGCAGTACCTTCTTGAGATGGGGTTCAATGCAATGCTTAAAAAAGTATTGGATGAAATGGAGGCCGTTGATGAACGAGAAAAGAACGAAGGCGTTTAACGAGTGGTGGCTCATTCACGCACAACCCGAGAACCGTATGACGCCTAGTGCTATCTGGGATGCTGCGTGTGACTGGATGAAGGAAGAAATTCTTTGGGAATTTGAACACCATACGGAAAAGGTTCGTAATGACCGAGAAGGTTAATCATCCTCCGCATTACACGGCAGGCAAAGTAGAATGTATAGACGCGCTTGAGGCTGCTACTATGGGGCTGCAAGGTATCGAGGCCGTATGCACCGCCAATGCCATCAAGTATCTGTGGCGTTGGAAAACTAAGAACGGTTTAGAAGACCTCGCCAAGGCGAAGTGGTATATAAACAAACTAGCAAAGCACGTGGCGGAACAAGATGATAGAGACGCAAATGGATAAAGTTGAATTTGCCCTTTCAGAGGCACAAGGGTACGCAGATGTACTAATTATTTGTTTCGACCATAACGGCGAGATGACTCTTAAATCTACAATAACTAATGGCCCCGAGATTCTTTGGTCGTTAGAACTTGCTAAACAACAAATTCTTGAGATGGGACAACCGGAGGACGCATGAAACTGAAAGATATTATTTCTGACTTGTGGCTAGCCTTTGGGGTTTTGGGCATGGCTGTTGGGCTTGCCCTACCTTTTATTATTACCGGATACTTTGTTTGGGAGATGCTGAAATGACAGACTTCATGCAGAAGCAGTTTGATATCAGCCAAGAACTTATCCGGTTGATGAACCGCGAACACGAACAGCGAAACCGAATTCTTGAAACGTACGAAGAACAACTCGCTGAAAAAGACCGGTACATTGCAAAACTGGAAGCAACCATTCAAGCATTAGAGGTTTTAATTAAAAAATCATGAAACACGCGAAACAAAAACGAATCCCCGAAGTTAAGGTTGGTCAACGGTATCTGATGCCTTCTGGTGCTATGGCTATTGTCGTGCACTTGAGGGGTGATGCAGAAGTGGGTCTTGAGTACGAGAACAAGCGGTACAAGGGACGAGCAGAGCAGGTAGCCATGAGCACTGCCAATGTGAAATCAATTTGCACGTATGTTGGTGAGGTAGATGGACCCCAAACCTAGGTTTATTGTGTTGGACGATGATGGTCCTGTGCGTAGGTTCTACACAAAATATGAGGCGAATCAATGGGTTAAGGCGCGACCAGAACTCAGGGTGAAAGTTTTACCCAAGGAAAAGCAACCAAATATTTTTGAATCTACCGAGGAAGCGGTGTTTTAATGGCTAATACTCCCGAGAAGAAAGTCAAACTTCAAGTTACTAAACTACTTAGTAATAAGAACGCGTACTGGTTCTATCCCGTCATGGGTGGGTATGGGTCATCCGGTGTGCCCGATATCGTTGCCTGCTATCGTGGGGTATTCATCGGTATTGAATGTAAGGCAGGGACTAATACTCCGACTGCGCTACAGATGAAGAACCTTAATCAGATTTCTCAGGCCGGTGGGTATTCGGCGGTCATTAACGAAACTAATATTGAAGACTTAAATGCACTCTTCACCCGTATTGACGCAGAAAGAAAAGCACTTAATTAAGACCAGACAGAAGTTCGCCACGCGCAGACTAGACATTATTTCCTACATGCTCAATCGCCCGCAGGGAACTAGCATCATGGAATTAGTGCAAGGCTTGGGCATGAGTCTCGCGTCAATCGAACGCTACGTGGCTAAGATGAAGGCAAAAGGCGACATTGAACTTTGCCGTTCGGAACCGTTGAAGGGTGTATCTAGAAGACCTATCAACTACTACGTGGTAACGACTGAAGGAGAATTAAATGGACTACTTGAAGAATCTAACAAGTCAATTGGATTTACTCAGCGATGAGTATGACTTAGATGTAGTAGACCTGAAGATTCTCATGGTGCTTGCAAGTTGTTGGAAAGACGGAGTAAAAATCCGTGTAACTGACATAACGCACGGCGGTAAAATAGCATCACCTGCGACTCTGCAAACACGAATCAACAAGACACTTGTTGACGCTGGACTTATTGAAATACAAATTAATCCAGAGGATGCGCGGGAAAAACTCATAGTCCAAGGACCGCACTACGAACGGTTTGAAGACTTCTTGAACGACATCCACATGAAAGGCAATCTATGAACGCACATAACCACCAAGAAATCTTTGATTACGCACCCATCCTGTTGAAGATGGATAAGTTATGCAGGGAATTACACGATGCGTGTCTGCATAAGAAGGGTGCGGGTGCGCTCGATATGACCAACGAGATGGTGGTTCAAACCCGTATGCTCCGTGCTTGGCTTAACGACAAAGAGGCCGCATAAAGTGGACGAAAACAGCGTATCAAATGAGGTACGCGCTCTGCTTGAGAGGATGGAACAGTTTCCGCACGAATTTTATGGTGACCGTGCGTATTGGCGTGAAGAGTTTATGGATACTTTTTGTTCAGACATTCACACGCCACTGGCCTTCCTTCTCACAGCAGAGGAGTTCAGACTACTAAAAGAGGCATATAGACGTTTGATGCGTAAGAATTTTTCTGAAGAAGTGGTTGAGAAAATTATCAACCCGGCACAAGGGGAGTTTGATTTCTAATGCAGATAGTTACTGTAGACTTTGAGACCTACTATGACAAAGACTTCTCACTTAGCAAAATCACAACCGAAGAATACATCCGCGACCCAAGGTTTGAAGTCATTGGAGTCGCCGTCAAGGTCGGGGATTACCCAACTGATTGGATTACCGGCAATCACGCAACCATCAGAAAGTCTCTGCACAGTATCGACTGGTCGGATAAAGCGGTACTTGCACACAACACAATGTTTGATGGCGCGATTCTATCGTGGTTGTTTGGCGTACGCCCAAAAGTTCTTCTCGATACACTCTGCATGGCAAGGGCTGTACACGGAGTGGAAGCAGGGGGTTCGCTCAAGGTCTTGGCGGAACGGTATCGACTCGGTGAAAAAGGAGTCGAGGTTCTCAATGCGCTCGGAAAGCGGAGACTGGATTTCACGGAAGAAGAACTCTCGCGGTACGGACAATACTGCATAAACGATGTAGAACTAACGTATAGCCTATTCAATATCCTTGCCCAGAAGTTTCCGAAGCAGGAATTAAAAGTTATAGACGCAACGCTTAGGATGTTTACAGAACCCGTGTTGGAACTGGACATCCCGATGCTTGAGCAACACCTTAAGGATGTGAAAGATAAGAAAGAAAGTCTGTTGGCTATGGCGGCTGCTGACAGAGATACACTCATGTCAAACGATAAGTTTGCAGAGTTATTGAAGGAACTGGGGGTGAACCCGCCGACCAAGACTAGCCCCCGCACTCAGAAACTTACTTGGGCGTTTGCTAAAACAGATGAAGAGTTTAAGGAACTACTGGAACATCCAGACCCAAGGGTACAAGCATTGGTATCTGCAAGACTTGGGACCAAGACGACCCTTGAAGAGACACGAACACAAAGATTTATTGATATTGGGACTCGTGGTTCTATGCCTGTGCCTCTCCGCTATTACGCTGCTCACACTGGCAGATGGGGTGGAGACGACAAAATCAACTTACAAAACCTACCGTCCAGAGGCACTAATGGTAACAAACTCAAACTATCAATCTGCGCCCCAGAAGAACATGTAATTATCGACTCGGACTCAAGCCAGATTGAAGCACGGGTATTGGCGTGGCTTGCAGGACAGGATGACTTGGTCGATGCGTTCGCTAATGGCGAAGACGTTTATAGGATTATGGCGTCCAGCATATACAACAAACCCGTAGAAGAAGTTTCCAAGGACGAACGGTTCGTAGGCAAGACCACTATTCTTGGTGCAGGGTACGGCATGGGCGCAGCGAAGTTCCAAGCCCAACTCAAAAACTTTGGCGTAGCCATAGAACTGGAAGAAGCGCAAAGAATTATTAGTGTTTATAGGCAGACCTATCCACATATCCCCGCACTGTGGAAGCAAGCACAAACTTGTCTTGGTTCAATAGTTACTAAATCGTTTAGTACTTTGGGACGCAAGGGCGTTCTTGAGTTTGACCCCGAGCAATCTGGATTCCTACTGCCTAACGGTCTGTGGCAACGGTACGATGGTCTAGCCAAGGTAGTAGACGCAGACGGTAAAGAACAGTATCAGTACCCGACTCGCAAGGGCACGGTCAAGATATACGGCGGGAAAGTTATTGAGAACCTGTGCCAAGCACTCGCACGCTGCATCATTGCGGAGCAACTTGTAAAAATAAGTAAGCACTATAGGGTAGTGCTAACCGTGCATGATGCCGTGGCCTGTATTGCCAAGCAGACAGAAGCGGAAAAGGTTAAGATGTATGTCGAGGCTTGCATGCGAGAAGCACCCTCGTGGGCCATTGGTCTGCCGCTGAATTGCGAGGCGGGGGTAGGCAAGCGGTACGGAGAATGCTAAGTGGCAAAGTATACGTGGTCGTACAGTAACCTTAATCTGTTCCTCCAATGTCCGCACAAGTACTATCGGCTGCGCATAAAGAAAGATATAAAGGAACCTGATAGCGAGCACCTGCTGTATGGCAACATGGTGCACAAGGCGTTTGAAGAATATGTACGTGACGACACACCGCTACCTGAAAAGTTTTCTAGCTACAAGGTACAACTAGACCCGCTCAGGGCTATTGAAGGGACTAGATACTGCGAGTACAAGATGGGCCTGCGTGAGGACTTGCACCCGTGTGAGTTCTTTGACCCATTAGTATGGTGGCGTGGTATTGCTGACTTGCTGATTATCAATGGCGAGAAGGCGTACCTTGTGGACTACAAGACCGGCAAGAGCAGTAAGTATGCAGATAACAAGCAGTTGGAGATTTTGTCTCTGGCAGTGTTCAAGCACTTCCCAGAGGTGAAGAAGGTCAAGGCCGGTCTGTTGTTCGTAGTGCCAGAAGAATTTATCAAGTCAGACTTTCATAGCGACCAACAGCATGTGTATTGGATGAAGTGGCTTGAAGATACGAAGCGGTTAGAAACCGCTATCGAGAAAGACGTTTGGAATCAGAAACCTAACTTTACGTGTAGGGCACACTGCCCTGTTCTTGATTGTCCGCATAATGGGAGAAACTAGTGAGCAAAGATGTTGGTTTGTGGGGTAAGTTTTCGGAATTAGAAAAATCTTTGGAAGTTTTTGCAAAGCATACGGACCGTGAATATGCTTTATTTTCTGGAATGGTCTTATCAATATATAAAAAGTCTCAGAAATTTTATTTCCCGAGAGAAAGACAAATACTTGAGGGGAAAAAATTTGATGATTCTGTCGCAGAATTGGTGCGTTTGCCATACCCAGTTATTTCGGTGCTATCAGAAACACATATAGAAGCATCAGAACTAGGAGTATCGGAGGGCATACCCACGAAATCTATGACCTTAGTTTGCGACTTAGAATATTTTGGGCAACTTTTGAAACTAAACCATGCAGAAAGTTTGCCGGCTAATACATTAGTTTATTTTAGTATGGCTGAAATACCCAAAGAATTCTCTCAGTTTCCAGCAGAATGGGTTTTATACCCTATGGTGTACTTTATGTCCTATGTGCCCGATAAAGGATTTGAATTAAGAGGCCATCCGGGTATTTCAAACATAGGTGCTGACCGCGACAGAATACTAGCGGACGGTGAAAACGATTTGAATACTGTCATAAACGTATGCACAGTATTGAACTTACATAACGCACATGAAGAAGCAGAAAAAGCCCCCGCTGCACTAAACAAGGCAAGAATTAAAAAGGGTAAGTCGGGGTTGTACGACTACAAGATTCTTGTTGTTGATGGAGAACGGTGGGATGGACGACATTCTGCTTCACATTCTTCGCATGATGGTGTAAGGTCACACTTTAGAAGGGGCCACATTCGTAGGCTCGAAACAGGCAAATCAGTCTGGGTTCGGTCTACTATTGTTCAAGGCTCCCGAGAAGGCTTTGTAGAAAAATCTTATTCGCTAGAATCTAAAAATGCCCTACACCAAGTCCCCCCGTCCGTATAAGCACGAATATGAAATGCAGAAGGAGCGTGGGGAACATGCTGACCGTATGGAACGACAACGTGCGCGTAGGAAGATGGACAAGAAGGGTGTTGACCGTAAGGGCAAAGACATCGACCACGTGAAGATGTTGAGTAAGGGCGGTAGCAACTCAGATGGTGTAAGATTGGTTTCCCCTTCTAAGAATCGTGCGCGTAACGGCCACAAGAAGGGCGAGAAGAAGTAAGTAGTACCCGCAGTACCGTTGTAAAGATATTTGGAGCCACTCGAAATACCGAGTTGGCTCTGTAGGCTATTGAGGAAAAGATGCAAATAATTGATAACAAGGGGCTTTTGCTGCGGTTGAAGAACCCAGAGAAGGTCACTGCTGTAATTCCCAAAAGCAAGATTCTTGATGATGGTTCGTTGTTGGTTAAGTGGGGTTTGGAGGAAGCGCAAGTATTGAAGAACTTGCGTATCAAGAATGTACCGTCACCCATAGAAGCACAATACGATTGGCCCGGCCTGTACAAGCCTTTTGCACACCAAAAGAAAACCGCTGCATTTCTGACGCTGCACCGTAAGGCGTTCTGTTTCAATGAACAAGGCACCGGTAAAACGTCTAGCGTCATATGGGCTGCGGATTACTTGATGACCATTGGGCAAATCAAACGGGTACTAGTCATCTGTCCGCTATCAATCATGCAGTCGGCATGGCAGAACGACTTGTTTAAGTTTGCAATGCACAGAACTTGCTCTGTAGCTCACAGTTACTCACGAGAAAAAAGAATAGAAGCAATCAACAGTGACGCCGAGTTCGTCATCATCAACTTCGATGGTACTGAGATTGTGTTCGATGCGCTGAACAACGCTGACTTTGACTTGATTGTTATTGACGAGTGCAATGCTCTGAAGAACCCATCTACTAAACGATGGAAGACAATAAACAGTCTTGTGAAACCGAAAACATGGTTGTGGATGCTGACCGGCACACCGGCTGCTCAGTCCCCTGTAGATGCGTATGGTCTGGCTAAGTTGGTGAATCCTAGCGGGGTTCCTAAGTTCTCCGGTGCGTTCAAAGACATGGTCATGCAGAAGATTACGCAGTTCAAGTGGATTCCTAGACCACGTGCCGAACAGGTTGTGCATCAAGTACTACAACCGGCTATTCGCTACACCAAAGAAGAATGCTTGGACTTGCCTAGCATTACATACACGACGCGTGAGGTACCACTAACTTCACAGCAAAAGAAGTACTACAAGTTGATA